TGGGCCTCGGAATTTACACCTGTGTGATGGACCAGGATCACGCTGCAATCAAAATCTGCTTGCAAAGTAGCAACCGAATCCAACATTGTTTTTGTGTCTTGAGCAGAGTTTTCATCGCCGTAAAAGTTGCGATTTACGGTATCAACCACGATTATTTTTGGAGGCTTGGGCAGTGATCGTATTTCTTCTGCCAGCTTCTGGTGACCGGTTGGTGTGTTTAGATCACAACCTGATCTGGATATTCTGAGATTACCGCCAAAGGTATTGATGCCGTGGTTTTGCGCCCAGGCTGCTACTCGGCCTCGCAGTCCGTGGTGACCCTCACCAGCCAGATAGAATACACCGCCGGGCGTGACTTTATGGCCCATCCATTCCGGGCAACCTGACGCTACTGCCAGAACCATATCCAGTACCAGGAATGTCTTACCCCCGCCGCTGGGACCGTGGACCATTATCAGTGCATTTTTTTGTATCCAGTGCTTGATCTGCCAATTGATAGGCGATGGCTGAGACATAAATTCATCGCCGTCTACCGACCAATTTGTTATTTGAGGGAACAGCAAATCATGCAGATCGCCGCCGCTTGCCAGATAGTCGTTAGCGTCGCCCTCGATTGGGGGCATAACGATCCGCCCACCATGTTTGGCGCTGGCCTCGTCTGCCTTATTGCGCCCCACGCCGCTTGCGTCGTTATCCGCCACGATCACTAGCTCCTGCGTCTGACCGTGTGTCTCACGCAATTGGCCTACGATCGCGGGTAGATTGTTGGCAGAATAGGCTATCACGCAAGGCCGACCGGATACCTCGTGAATGGTCGCAGCGGTCGCGTAACCCTCAGCGATAAATATCGGGCCGGGTGTCACCTCGCCCAGCGTCCAGCTACACGCTTTAGTCGCCCCGCCGGAGTGGTATCGTTTCTCTGTTTCGGAGATATATTGCAGGGACGCCAGTTCGCCGTCCGCGCTGTAAAGCGGGACAATCAGGCGACCATCGCCGGTTAATCTAGCGCCGTGCGGCTCAACGCCTTTGCGTTTTAAGTAAGGGTGATCAGGGCTGGCCCCTATGGCGTCGCTCCATATGGTATCAACCGTGTTGGCGGCAAGGGATGCCTTCTTTTCTCGCGCTCTTTCGCGTTCTTCTTTCGCCTCAGTCTGCCGCCTTATGATTGCCATATTTTCGGATGCGGTTAGCTCTCTCCCAACGTCCGCCTTGAACACGCAATCGATTTGATCTCGCCAACAGCCAAAACGTCCGGCGACGGGTTCATCTGAAAAAGCGATATACCAGCCGGAATCATCTCGCTTTCGGCCCTTGGTGCTAAAGCGATGCAACTGTCCATCTATCTCCAGCTTGTGTGGCGGGTCGATCCCGGCTGACCGCATGGCATCGGCAAGCTGTAATTCAGGTGGATCAACATGGCGCTGACTGGGCGGCACGAATGCCCCGCCGAACATATCGGTGATATTTGTCATACGTCAGTCTCCAAGCTGGAAAGGTAGAGCCTACAATATCCAGTAACGTCGAAGACGTGATCTGGCTCTGTAAGATCGCCACATACACAGCGTGCTAATTTTGTTGCAACGCTCTCCAGAGCCTCTTTTTGCTCTGGTTTCATTCGCTCCCACTGAGGCGATGAGCGTAACGCCGCCTTGATCGTCTGGGCGATACGTGACACGTCAGCAAAATCGCCATGCGTCCGCCCGCGCTGCTCTAGTATATCATCTCCCGCGCCATCGGCATGACTGACCTGATCCGCCGCGCGCTCTTCGAGAATATTCATTCCGCTTTCAAATCCCCGCCCGTCAGACGCTCGATTTCGAACTGCCGCAGCATAGGCGGAAATTCTCCCCAGCGATACGTCGCATGGGGCCAGATCCCGAAGAAATCGGCCATCTTTTTGCGGCTACCAAAATGTGCGATTGCTTGGTCTGTCGTCATTTTATTTCACCTTTGTTACATTTAATTGTAGACACCTTAGTTCAATATCTCTATATTGTAAATAGAGATCGCAACCGGATAACCCGACCGCGATTAAAAAGGAAAAAAGATTATGAGCTTTTACATAAAATACAGCCATATCAACGAAGTCCCCGCCTACGCCATCTTTGAGCGCGCCCCTTCGAAAATCACGCGGGCGATCAACGTCGTCGCCGACGAAGAGCTACTCGTCAACGGCAGCATCTACTACTGTGGCTCCGTTGTTAGCTATGCTCTCTCAAGCAACGACTGCCCCATCGCGGCGGTTGCTAATGCTACTAGCCGGGGCAACGACCTGCACTGGATCAATTCGAAAGGTTCCTGCATCTCCTCCGGCAAAACGGTCCAGCGCAAGGTCATCGCCCTAAACGTCGGCGACAGCGTAAGGTTTGAGGGCCATGTTTTCACCATCGGCACTGCCCCAAACAATAACCTAAGCCTATTACCTTAGCCGGTTCTTCCACTTCCAAACAGCTCCGCTCGGATAATTCCGCAGCGGGGCTTTTGGGTGCAAGCTGACTGGCATGACGCCGACCAGCAAAACAAGGAAACTAACATGAAAACGATACAATTAAACGGCAAGCGGATGGACATTAGCGCCGCCGAAATTCGCGCACTGGGAATTATCGCCGGATACGATTTTGCTGCTCCGGCGGATGCCTTCGAAGAAGGTCCGCGCAAATGGCAGAAATACATTTTGCCTCGCGGCGACCGGGCGGAAGAGCTTGGTGTAAATGTTGCAAGCGACGCATCGCGCAAGCGGGAAGATAAATTCTTCAAGAAATTTCCACGCCGTAGCGTTTGCCATACCGGCGATCCGCGCAGGATTAATGCGATCCTGAAAAAAGTAAGGAGTGCATAAGATGATTAATCTCACCTCAACCAACACGGTCAAGGCGAGCGGCATCAAAATGCTCGCCTACGGCCAAGCGGGATCGGGAAAGACTAGCCTGATCCCAACACTACCAGCGCCCGTGATACTCAGCGCGGAGGGTGGGCTATTGTCCATCGCTGGGCATGACATTCCATTTGTACAGATAGGTGGCATGGATGATCTGCGCGAGGCCTACAGGTGGCTGACCGACAGCGACGAGGCGAAGCAGTTTGCCTCCGTTGCCATCGACAGCATTTCAGAGGTGGCCGAGGTATGCTTGGGTGCGGAGAAGGCAATCGCCAAAGACCCAAGGCAGGCCTACGGCGAGATGCAGACCACGATGGCGGAGGTCATCAGGACATTTCGGGATTTAGACAAGCACGTACTGATGACGGCCAAGCTGGAGAAATCTCAGGATGAGATGGGGCGTGTATTATACGCGCCATCCATGCCGGGAAATAAAATTGGCCAAGCCCTCCCCTATTCGTTTGACATCGTAGCAGCCCTACGCATCGAAAAAGACACCGAGGGTCTGACGCAACGCGCCCTGATGTTGGAAAGCGACGGCATATGGCAAGCAAAGGACCGATCCGGAAAATTAGACGTATGGGAAGCGCCTGATCTGGAAGGAATCATAGCTAAAATTCGGGGGGATTCAGAATGCTAAATGATCTGGCACAAAGCTGGCTAGACGCAAAGGCAGCGGAGGCCGCAGCGGTCACGCACCGCCGCGATCTAGAAAACAAATTAGCCTCGCTCATAGGTGTTTCCGAAACGCTGGAAGGCGTCGAAAATGTGGAAACAGACGCCGGGTTCCGGATTAAGATTGCGGGTCGCATGAACCGCAAAGTCAACGGGGAACGTATCCAAGAAATCGCGGAGGAGGAGGGATTGACAGCGCACTTATCAAGCCTTTTCCGATGGAAACCGGAGATCAACATGACGGCGTGGAAAGGCGCGGACAAATCGATTACGGGGCCGCTGCTAGGCGGTATTACAACCACGCCCGGTCGGGCATCATTCTCAATAACAAAGGACGAATAAGATGGGATTCCTAGAAGAAACATTCGACATAAAAGACATGCCAGTTGAGGCAAGCCGGGATTTTACCCCGATTCCAGCGGGATGGTACACAGCGTCTATCGCTGGCGCGGAGGCAAAAGACACCAAGGCGGGGACGGGCAAATATATCGCGGTACGATTTGACATCCTCGGCCCGGAATATCAGGGCCGCGTTGTCTGGTGCAACTTAAACACTCGCAATCCAAACCCGAAGGCTGAGGAGATTGGCCGACAACAATTAGGCACGATTATGCGTGCAATCGGGCTGGCAAAGCTGGAAGATTCGGATCAACTTTTGGGCGGTAGCCTCGAAATCAAGGTGACCGTTAAGAACGATCCAACATATGGGCCGGGCAACGAGGTGAGAGCTTTTAAAGCGGCGGATGGCTCATCTCCGCCAGCGGTTAGTCAGCCCGCCACGGCGGACAAACCGATCACGTCCGCATCACCACCTTGGGCCGCTAAATAAGGGAGAGGCTGGGGCTAATAACCCCAGCCATTTTTTTACATGACTAAAATAGATGAACCCATGCACACGATTACCAACATGATTGACGACCACCACGCCGATCAATCTGACAGCCCACGTCTGCACCTTGGCGGCTCCATGTTAGGCCATCCATGCGATCGGTGGCTGTGGCTGTCGTTCCGCTGGGCGGTACGTGAGAAATTTCCCGGTCGCATCCGGCGCCTGTTTAGGCGCGGACACAATGAGGAATCCATCGTGGTCAGCGACCTGGAGGCCATTGGACTTAACATCACGGAGACCGGCGACGATCAAAGACGTTTGGATTTCGGAGGTCACGTTGGCGGATCTATAGATGGTGTCGTCAAGGGGGGCGTCCCCGGCGCGACTAAAACGGAACATATCCTGGAGATAAAAACGCACAATAAAAAATCGTTTTCCGACCTGTGCAAAAAGGGCGTTAAGGAATCCAAGTATATGCACT